AGTCAAGGATGGTCTCGTCTGGTAAGATACACTGACAAGAATAATCGCCCTGTTCCAATTTCCTTCGTTCATAGGGGAGACCGATCTGCCTCAGCCTCCTCCTTAGTCTTTCCGTTGGCTGCTCCCTAGTATCCACGAGAAGCTTCATGGATGCCAGGGAACTTTCTATCTCAAAATGCGTCAAGCGGATCACATCCTAAATAAATGGGAACTCGTCTTCCGCTCCCTCTGGAATGGTCATAAATCCATCTCCCACCGGACTTGGCTGGGGTTGCGCTCGTCCATTTCTTCTAAGTAGCGTATCCTCTGGTATCTTGAATTTGCCGGAACGGATATTTTCTACCGGGACCAGAGAATGGCAATTCGTGTAGAAGCCGTGATGTCCATTAAATTCGTATTCTTTGTTGTTGAATAATGCTCCAATCTTTTTCCCTTTCAGGGATCCTACGTTGTCCCAATCAAAATGATATCCCGGATTAGATTCTTCAATGTTATAAACAACCGTTTTTAAGCGTCGCATCTTCCATTCATCCTGTTCGCTACCATCATCCTTAGGGACAGGAACTCTATACTTCCCTTTCCATGCCTTATCTTCTCTGGTTTGCGATTCCAGATTTCTCTGATAAAATCCCTTGTATTCGCCTTCAATAATATCGAATGCAATGATCAATGTGTCGCCATAATCACCGCTCTGCTCTTTTGCATCTACGATTCCAAGGACGTATCCTCCTGCCGGGAGTTTTTCCTGTTCCGTGTATGTCTGAGCTTTTTTATATCTCTCCGATTTACTAAAATCTTTCATTTAAAAATCCTCCAATGCTTTTATTACTGCTACAACATCATTTTCTATCTCAAATTCCTCAAAGGCCCCCATCGGTGATTTCGCCGTGCTGTTTCTGGCCTGTGTTTCAAAAAGATATCGGCCTTCTACGCACTTTGACAATAATACCGTTGTAAATTTGCTCTCCAATACAATCTTGTCCAACTTCTTGCCAGATGTCTTGATTCTGGTAAACATATATCCGTTTTCATCATGGTCCGTCTGTGTATGCGCTGTAAAAATAATGGTCAGATCATCCCGATATTCATAGCAATCGCATACCAGGTCCCAAACACAGGACGCTAAGTCCACCCATTTATCGTAGCCTTTTTCCTTGCTTCGCCGCATCTCATCCGCCACCATAAGACCATTGATGGTATCTACAACAATCACCTTTATATGTGGCTGCCCTTCGGCTAATTTTTTTATGTACATCCGGACAATGTTAGCATCGTCACAGCGGATATAGTTCTTGTTGTCCTTATTGTAATCTTTTCTCCATCCCTTCCAGCTTAATCCCTTTTTATCTGCGTCAATGTAGTATGTTGTTTTTGGGTCTAAATTCCTCATGCTGGTGGTTTTTCCTGAGCCGGATTCGCCGGCAATACAAATCACTCTTGACATTTCTTTCCCCTCCTTTACCGGATCCGCAGGCTTTCTGTCTGGATTAATTCCGCCCAATCTGTGGATCCGGACTCCTTTAACGCTTGAATGATCGCCTTTTTATCGATCTTGTCTGGCTGTTTGATCCGGTAATCTTCCGGAATTTTTCCTTCATCTAAGATCTTTACGGATGGCGGATTCTTCTGGATTCCGAATCCAAACAGAGGTGTCTTGAATTTTGTCATTCCTGTTTCAATCATGGCCTTCTCCAGACTGTGCTTCAGGCTTTTAATATTGTTCTGTATGCACCGCTTCTTGTCTGTCAGGCGTTTGATCTCAGCATCAACGACCATTGTGTCCCCCTCCAATTTTCGTATTACCTTGGCATATGCGTCCGCTTTCTCCTCCATCTCATACTCAATGCCTTCTAACGTGTCAGCTATATCGGCCTGAGTGAGTTCACATTCGTCTGCCATTTCCATCAGTTCCCGGAACTGCCCTTTGATTTCGTATAATGTAGCCATCTACTCCTCCTCGTTGTTTACTTCCAACCCCAATATCTTCAACACTTGCTGCGTTGTTGCATATATATTGTTTTCTACATAGTCTTTTGCCGCACCAACTCTCCCATCAAGCCTGCACAATCTTGCATACTCTGATTGGCTGATCAGAATCATATTTTCCTCCATTGATTTTTCCACCTCTTTCTGTTATTCTTAAAATACGTTTTTTATTTCTTGAGTGCCGCGCGGGACTGCCATCCCCAGGCACTCTTTTTAATATGCTTTTTCCCACCCGTGGGATTCGGCATATCTTTTTAAATCCAACCTCGCTTCTTCCTCTGTTTCCCGGCGCGGCAGATTCTGTGCATCCAACCTGTGCCATCCCTTTTTCCGATCTCTCATGATTACGGATATATAGCCGGTTTCGCCATCTCGGATCACAAACGCCAGATCGTCATCCTCCGTCCGGTAGGACATGGCCATATCACTACCGCACATGGTTGTACGCCTTCTCGGCCAGCACGAAGATGTTGGCCTTACTATAGTGCTCGTCCCCGTATGCCGGCGCATTGTGTGCCAGGACATCTGCCCAACTGGCGAGGAACCAAAGGGTGAAAAGGATGATAATTATCTTTGCTGTTCTTTCCATCATCCGGCATCCACCATCCTTTGACAGTACCCGGCCAGATCGGCGATCTCATATGGCCGGAACTCTGGAACATACTTGCTTTTTATCGGGTCTTCCAGATCCTTGCGATACTTGTTATAATCGACAAACACAGCAAAGCTGTACAGATCTCCCGAGATTGCATAAGGCGAATATCTTCCTTTCCTTATCTGCTCCTGCACGCCGGGGATCATCTTGTTGATCTTCCCTTGAGAACAGTTCATTTCTTTAGCCAGTTCGGCTTTCCGAAGGAACATCCTTCCTCTGTTAAACACTACTGCATGAATATTTTCGTTTGGATTCACGTTGTTATCCTCCTTTCTCTGGTCCACTTTTCTAACTTCCATTGACTTTTCTCTTCCACACTCCTATCCTTTACATACAGGCTGTTGCTGCAGCCGAGTATTAAGAAAGGAGTGCAATCATATGAAGTGTCCTCTCACCCCATCTGATCTTATCGAGATTATTGGTATACTTACGTCTTTAATTACAAGTATTATTGCTATCGGATTATCGATCAAAACTCTTATGCAAAATTCTAAAATGATCGAAAGTTCTACGCGCCCATATATCGGTGTTTACCTTGCAAGTACTTATATAAGAAACATTTCTTGTTATCTTGTAGTAAAAAATTTCGGGCAAAGTAGTGCAACAATTAATTCCTTTGCATATGATTACGATCTGGCTTTATGTTCAAAGTCCCATTTAGAAGACAGGGCGCCTTTCCAAAATATCGAAGGCAGCACATTAATGCCCGGGCAAGCGCACCGATGCATTATCGACTTAAACAAAGCCATCCAACAGGTCAACAAAATAAATTTTCACGTTATATATTCTTCAGGAACTCGCAAATACGAAGACAATATCTGTGTTAATTTAATTGCAACTGTCGGAAATTTCACCGCCCACAATACTACTAAAGATAAGGAATTGGAAATAGTATCCGAAACATTGCAAGATATGTATATTTCTTCTTTATAGCCTTATTCGGCATCCATTTGCCTGCTCTTTTGCTGCTTTCAGTACATATTGGATTACATCAAGTGTCTGTGCTTCCTCCGGAAGTTCAGACACAATTGTTTTTATAGCCTTTCTTGCTATGCTATCGATCTTGTCCTCCTCTATCTTCACTCCCGATATACTTTCTATCACGCATCCTCTCATCTTTTTTCACCCCTTCGTATAAGTTTTTTGGCTAAGGATACTTCACCAGCATTTCTATTGAGAGTTTGGCTATTCCTGAAATGTCCGAACTCTCAATTTTATATCTCTCAATATGATGCAGTTCCTTTTCGTCGAGTTTTAATTCAGGCTTTCTATTCTTTTCTTCAACAGTTAAACGAATCAAGTTATCTTTTACTCCTATTTTTATCTCCCTCCTCTCCTTCTTTAGTCCCTAAGAGAAAACATCGGACTCCCTCAGAAGGTTGCATCTTTTTTCGTAGTGCCAACGGATCCCGTCGGCCATTTCTGTGATCGTCATGTTCTCACCAAGGTGTCCGCAGTAGTAGCCGTTTAGCATGACAGCGTTCGGATCTGATTCGAGGATTTTCCGTGCTTCACTCAGATCTTCCGGTTCGAAAGTATCGTCGTAGTTCGGCCACATGGCCCGAGCGTTCCATCTGCGGCCATTTTTCCAAAATATCACCCATGCAATCCCGTCTCGTATCTCATAGGCGTATTCTTTTGCGATTTCGTTCAGTGCTGCCATGTTTCTCCCTCCTCTCCTTCTTTAGATTCCGCTGCCTATTCGATCACTCTTCTTTCTCTTCTGTTGAAAATAGATAGGATAATTCCATGTCCGGAAAATACTTGTCCCTAACTTTTACGCACTCCGAATATCCCCACTGGGATTCTCCATTAAATCGCGAATGAATCGTTCTGTAAGACAAACCCAGTAGTGTAGCAAGATCATGTCTGGATATTTTATTTCTCTTCATTTCTGCCTCTAAATTATCAAGTTTAACTTCTGGCAAATCCTCTCCCTCCTTTCTATTGCGCAGTTGCGCAATTCATACGTTTACTATATTGCATAATTGCGCAAATGTCAACAAATTTTTTGCAATATTTTGCAATTAATTATTTACAAATTTGACAAAAGCGAATAGATTATTTATAATGACAATACAATAAAAAACGAATCGCAAAGGTCGGAAAGGCTCCCGACACACTCGTAAGAGTACCTGAGATGATGGATACGCCGCCCATCTTGTGATTCATATGATTTTAAGGTGTTGTCTTTATGGCAGCACCTTTTTATGTTAAGGCGGGGGTATGATGTATGAATATGTATGAGCATTTAGAAACCGATGCCTGTGAAGACGGCATAGACATCATCCATTATGATTTTAAACGCGAAAATATAAAGGGATTGTACTGTGATGGTACGATCGGGATTAATAAGAGCATCGACACCTCTACGGAAAAAGCCTGTGTTCTGGCTGAGGAGCTTGGGCACCACTACACTTCTTTCGGAAACATCCTCGACCAATCCATTACCGAAAATCGCAAGCAGGAAAACAGAGCTCGCATGTGGGCCTATAACAAATGTATCGGCCTGCTCGGCATCATCGAATCCTTTCGTCGAGGTTGCTGCAATTTGTACGATATGGCCGAGTATCTGGACGTGACCGAATCCTTTTTATCAGATGCTTTAGATGCATACAGATTGAAATACGGACGGTATGTGATCGTTGATAACTATACCATCTATTTCGAACCTAATCTATATGTAGCGGAAATGAATTTTCAGTGAAATGGATAGAATTGAGAGCGAAGTTTTGATTTAATATGTAACAAATTATGTATTTATTTTATTGACACATAATAAATTACGTATTATAATATATATAGAGAGGGAGGTAATAACATTGAAAAGTTATTCATCCAGAGAAGTAATTAAAATACTCAAAGCCGATGGATGGTACGAAGTCGGATGTGATGGAGATCACCACCAATTCAAGCACCCTACCAAAAAGGGACGTGTCACCATCACACATCCACGAAAGGATATCCCGACCGGAACGCTAAAGAGCATTTCAAAACAATCGGGGGTTATTTTTAAATAACCCCTCTTCTCTCACAAAATAGATTGGAGGC